AATAGTATTCCACAAGTCGTACAGTGTACTATCAGTGAATAGCATGAATTTAATATTAACAGTGTTTGGTACATGTGAAATGTTATCAATTCTTACTATAGCTGAGTTAATAACATCAGAAGTTGAACCACCTTTATGAAGTGTCATTTTGTTCAAAGAGATTTTTCCGGGTTTAAAATCAATGTTGCCCCCATAGCATACATTAGCATTATTCCAATCATATGCAGACGATAGCCATAATGAAAGAGAATATCCGCCGACAATTCCAGTGTTTCTTGCATCAACTAAATAATAAACGTCTAGTGTGTCAGTTTTTGGATTGTCTATTGGAATAGTAAATCTAGACATAACTCCAACTAAATAAGTATTTGTGCCTGCTTCTGCCTTATTATAGTTATCAAAAGAAATATATGAAGTTCCATTTACATCAGTTTTACTACTGATTGCGGAACCCTTATAGTATGCAGATTTACTAAACTGTTTACTATAAGCAATGCCATCTTTTAACAGTCTTTCACCAACCACTTTAGCGTCTGCCGCCGCACCGTTAATTGTAAGTGTATTGTCTATTACAGGAATAGTATTCCACAAGTCGTACAGTGTACTATCAGTGAATAGCATGAATTTAATATTAACAGTGTTTGGTACATGTGAAATGTTATCAATTCTTACTATAGCTGAGTTAATAACATCAGAAGTTGAACCACCTTTATGAAGTGTCATTTTGTTCAAAGAGATTTTTCCGGGTTTAAAATCAATGTTGCCCCCATAGCATACATTAGCATTATTCCAATCATATGCAGACGATAGCCATAATGAAAGAGAATATCCGCCGACAATTCCAGTGTTTCTTGCATCAACTAAATAATAAACGTCTAGTGTGTCAGTTTTTGGATTGTCTATTGGAATAGTAAATCTAGACATAACTCCAACTAAATAAGTATTTGTGCCTGCTTCTGCCTTATTATAGTTATCAAAAGAAATATATGAAGTTCCATTTACATCAGTTTTACTACTGATTGAGGAACCCTTATAGTATGCAGAATCACTAAACTGCTTACTATATGAAAGTCCATCTTTCAATAATCTTTCTCCAACTACTTTAGAATCCGCGGCGGCATTTTCTACCGTCAACGACTTATCAATCGGCGGATTGGATGGATTCGTGATATTAGATGTTAACCATGTTGATACTTCATTGCTTACAGTAGGTTTTAATAAATTCAGAAGTTCGCCGCTGTCTTTCATTTCTTCTATTTTCTTGTTGACTTCTGTCTGAATATTAAGATTGGTAAAATACTGATTGACAAAATCATATAACGCTTTGTAACTTTTTACAAGTTCGTCCTGTGCGTCAAACATTTCTTTTACCGTTTTAAACAGCACAACGAATTTGTTTTCTAGACTCAACGTCCCGTTAAAATCATACGGAATCCCCCGTACATTTGCTACAACTTCACAAGCCTGCGTAATCATCAGACCGAAATCCGGTAACGTAGGAAAATCTGGAATCGTTGGTTTGTCTGCCATTGCTACACCTCCTTAATAAAATTGATAGAACAACTCTTTACAATCGTCGCAGATACGCTTGTTAAGATTAAGGATGGTATCTCGGAATCTCTGAATTTCTATTGAGTAACTTCCGTCAAAGCCATCATCCTCAATCGTATCATTATTATCTGCATGATACGTGTCATTGCTATTGGTTTTTGTTGTATTCTCTCCATTGCTTACCGCACTATTATGGATGGTATTCTGTCCCCGATCCATCGTAGACGCATAATTCGTTCCGGCGAAATTAATCTGCGGATTGTCAGAGTGAATATTTTGTGTGTCGTTATTTGTATCAGCTGACGTTGTGTTTTTCGCTGTGCTGTCTCCCGAGATCACACCTGTTCGTGTATCGTCTTTTGTACTCGTTACTTTTCGTGTACTCTTATGAGTAATAAGCGGGTTGTATTCAAAAGTAATACTTCGGTACAACTGTTCATAGTATGGCATGTTAACCGTAAGTATCTTTTTCAGATGATACTGAAATTCACCAATTGTTTCTAACCCGATCTGCTCGCGGAAATACTGTAAACAGAACGTTTTTTCGAATGCCAGCTTTACAGCGGCATATTCCGGGGAATCGGCATCCGCATAGAAAGGAAAATCAAAATTGAACACCAACGCAACCGCTTTTTCGATCATACCGTCAATGTTTTGCTTTTCGAGGGGATGGATGACGTTATCGGCAATGACCAACTGTTCAATGGTATTCGTCAGGGTTTTGGTTCCGTAGTCATATTCAAGAAACATCATCCACCTCCTTATCATCTTCTTTGTTGCCAAAAAAATCCGGTCGGTTAATCGGTGTTACCATCTTAGAATTAAAACGTACATGGATATTCAATCCATACATTTTATTGATCGCATCAAGTCCCCTCTGAATGGTAGCCAGATTTCCGTTTCTTGTTAACTCGATCTCTCCATCGTTGTAACTCGTTTCCGCGGAAACCAGCCGTTCCGGTTTTTCTACGCCGCTTGCTTCGATACCGAGATCAGCTAGACATTCTGCTACTTCTCTCTGTGCGGCTGTATCAAGTTCGTTAAAGATTGGCTGTACTTTTAAATCAATCGTATCAATCTGAATCTGTTTTCGCAGATCGTTTTTTGCTTTGATGAAAGGAATATTTTTTACCCACTTTTGAATAAAGTTGTCAATGGATAACTTTTGCGTAGAATCCCCGCTGATAACAACTGGCGTTCTCTGCTGAATGACGTTTACCCTTGTCGACGCTTTTTTCTCTGCTAGACTCTGCGAATGAAGAATAATACTGAGAATTTCCGGTACAGCAAAAGGTCTTGCGAAAATCAACGCGCTTTCTTCCTTGTCGGTCTGTTCATAATACTGTCCATTCATAGCATAAGCAATCCAATCGGTCGGTATACCATAAATATCGGGTTCTCCAACCAGATTAACACCAAACACGCCGAAAAGTCCGGTGATTGGTTCTTTTTTGAACAGACACATTCCCTGCCATAACAGATAGGAGTTGAGCATCCGCGGCGGAATCTCATCCGGTAAACCGTCATACTCATAACGTGATAATGCTAAATTTACGAACTTGTCGAAAAAGTGGCGAAAATACATCTTTTCTTCCGGTGACGTATTCGGGTTGTTTTCCCATTGTCCCCACACTTCTCTGTTACTCACCCGATACGGGTTATTGTACATGATATCACCTCCTTAATCATTGGAAAGACCATAGTTTCCAACATCATCCGTATGCCAGAACGTCACGCCGCGGTTAAATATTGTTTGCAAAAAATTGATATCATCTGTGACGCACGCGCCATGCAATCCGCAATTTACCGTTTTCACAAAATTCCAGTTTGACCGCCCTGTGATATTCGGCACTTTAATTTTATGTGTCGCATACCCGTACATGGTGAAATAATCATCAATCGTTTTCGCCATCTGAGCGGTTACACTCATCACATGACAGTAAACTTGACTGCCGAACAATGCGGCGGCAACATAACTTCCAGATGAATTGCCTTTTGCTGTCGGTGGAATCAAATCATGACTTTCTTTTTGTGCGTTAATGTTTTCGTTCAGTAGATATGTTCCGGTTGCCGCGGTATAAATGCTTTCAACGCCAGCAGCTAAATTTCCGCTTAATGCTCCTACTAATCCGCCAGCTAAATTTCCAATCTGCGATATTGCATTCTGCTTTTTGGAGTAGTCCCATAACGGACTAGACTGTGCTAGAAAAGCCTGATAGCCGTCATTTGTCCATGCACACTGTGGGAAATTATTGATGATAAAACCGTATGGGGATTTTGACCCACCAGTACGTTTATATTCACGCGGAGCCACAAAGATTGCCGGAATATTAAACATAACGCCATACACTTGCATAGTTAATGCTCCATTTTTACCGTATTCGAAATTAAAGGTGTGCTGTATACCCGAGCCATCATTGACTAAACAATAACAATAAGGGTATTGAAACAATTTATTGTTTTTTGGGATATAGCCATCTAGTGCGACTGGTTGCACCGTTTCTTGTGTGTAAACAGATGTATCGGTTTGGAAACACGCTTCTGGTGCCTGGTAGACATTAACAATAGCATCACCGTTTCCGCTTTTGACGTAATTCTGTATAACCGTGATTAAGTCCGTATATTTTGTTTTCCGCGTAAATGTCAATCCCGATAAAATTCCCTGATTGACAATTGGTATAATATTTGTTCCGTTTTCGTCTGCACTTGCACTCAAACAATACTGCATTGGACCGAGATTCAAAAGTTTCTGTTCGCTCGGATTGTCCACGTATTCCCCCGTTTCCAGATTTTCTGGCACTAAATTGATTCCGGCAAAATCAGCTTTTTTGTCAATATGCTCCCTTTCCACATAGCACGGTTGAAGCACCACATTGTAAAAACTGTTCTGAAAACGATCGGGTTCGAAATAAATCTTAAAACTTCCGTCACTCAACCATTCTACCCGCGTCACAAATCCGAAATACCACTCTTCCGTATAAGGTTTATTCTGAAACGCAATATAATTGCACTTTAAAAATTCGCTCTCATTCCCTTTTCCTTTATAAGTCAGTTCTCCCCATCTCACGGGCGCGGACTGCTTAAAAGTATGGATTGCTTTTTCTCTTACGTGCGCCAGACAGCCAGCTTTTCCATTTTCATAATAACGCACATGTTCATAGTCATTTCCCCATTCAATCCCACTTGCTAAAATTACCTCTGTCTGCGGGGAAACCGCCGCCACATTTTCCTGCGGCGGCATCGGAATGAAATTATCCATGTTTCCTCCCTCTTACTTAATTTGTCGTAAAGTAAATGGTTGCCGTTTTGGAAGAATCGTAACGACTGGTGATCACAACTTTAACACTATCTGTTTCATTTGCTTTCGGTTTCAAATTCTTTTCATCTTTTGCAATTCGAAGAATTGTTGTACCCGGAATAACAAACGTATCGGCAGAAGAGTTACCCTCTACTTTTACGTCAATCGCTTTATCAGCTACCCCTTTAGAAGTAACTGAAAAACTTCCGCCAAAGTCCACATCTGTTCCGGCTTTCACCAGTCCTACGTCACTTGCGGTAATGGAAGAAACATCAACCGTCTCGGTCGTAAACATGATGATCGGATAAAACAGGGAATAAGAGAACATCTCTTTTACGGTATAGGTACTGTTCCATCTCAAACCGCGATTGACATTGTCCTGTACCATCATGCGGTACTGTTCACGGATTTTGAAGAATCGTTTGTCTACCAGTACAGCCACGATACCCTCAGCATCGTTAAAGTTATCAATTAAAACCTGCTGTGCTTTCGGAATCATCCGGTCGAGATTGTACGCGCTTGCATAACTGTCAACGTTCATCGCGGCTTTGGTATCTGGGTCGACAAACAGAAGAATGGTATCTTCTTTTGCCGCCGATGTCGCGCCAGCGAAATTATACAGCGGGTTCGGGAACTGAATCTTGTCAATATAGGACTGAATTTGTTTCGCCAGTGCGTTCGCGGATGCTTGATCTGTAACCGCATCCACATGCACCGGATAAATCTGACCCGCGCGCTTTGCAGATGCAATCAGTTCTTTTGCCGTGGTAAACTCATCCCAGTTACAAGCGGAAACGACACTCTCCACTTTTGCCTGCACTAGACTTCTGAGTCCGTAATCATCGAGAAACGCGCCGCGCATATCCTCAAACCAGATCGTTACCGGATAATCGTTATTAAAATTGATTACATGATACAGCGCCATAATGTAGCTGTCATAAATGGCGGTCGCATCTTCGATGCTGATATTGGCATCGTGTGCATATCCCTGCGCAAAGTTTACATAAACTTCCTGTTCACCGTTTCCATACGGCATAGCGTTACTGTTCAGTACACGCAGAGGATTGCGGAACGCTTCGGTACTGATGGACTGGCTGGCGATCAGATTCACCAGTGCCGGAACGAGTTCGTTTCGCGCCATCGGGTTGTAAGGGTCAGTCAGAGTTTTCGCAATATCGGCGATATTATCGCGAGTTGCCACCGGGACTCGGTCACGATAGTCAACACTCATGGTCTGGCGCACGGCATTCAGCATATTAATATTTGTCATATCAAGTTTTTCTGCCATATTTTCATTCTCCTTTTCCGCTCATGATGAGCTGAGACATATCAAGATCATTGATACTTGTTGCGGTTTCGTCCGGTTTCTGCGCGTTTCCGCCAAACTCGGTTACTTTTGTGATACTTCCGCCGTGGGAAAGATCAGACCAGCGGCTTTTGATTTCTGCGACCGCGGAATCATACTTTCCGCGCAGTTCGTCACGTTCCGCAACTAGTGCGTCACGTTCGGACATCAACGCTCCGATATCAGTATCTTCGGTTTTGATTTTTTCACTGATGGCGGCGATCGCGTCGCCATGCGTTTCAATGTTTCCAATATCGGCTACAATTTCTGTCCAATACTCTTCAAGTGTCATGTTAATACCTCCTTTTTAAATTGGGATATATCCAGATCGGCATTTTATGCCGTTTTGGTTTCATTGGGTGGGGCGGCTCGGGCGGTTCCGGTTGTCCAGTGGACAGATACCGAAATACCATAATCGCATTGTTTAATCTTTCAGAATCGGATAGATAGCGGTTCCCCACAATCCATCCGGTAATTGCAGAATCTTTTGCGTGTTCGGAAATATAATTGAAGCACTCGTGCGCTTTTTCCTGCCGGAAAGCAAGTGTTCCATCGTCACTGATTCCCTCCCAGCCTTTCATATAGGCGGCGGTCAATGCGTCTAGATCGGTACTGTCACTGTGCAAAAACGCTTGCAGGTTTTCGTAAGCACTAGCGGCTCCTACGGAATACCATACGTTTTCATAGATTAGATATTCTAACTGTGCGTTTCCATCGTCCCTGCTGTACCCGTTTGCGTCAAGCCAATTAAATAACTGCGTCCGCCGATTGGTGTCGGCGTTATCCGTCCATTGTCCCAAACCATAACCGGGCGAGCCGACAATCGTACCCTGCCACAAACCCGGATTAATGGTTGATTCCTGCCAGAAGTTGCCGCAGATGGCGGCAATCACATACTGGCTGATTCCGCTTTGTACCTCAACTGGGTATCGGTACAGATACGTCCAGGCACTATAGGGCGACACAAACGTATTGATGGACACCTGTCTGTCCAGTGGGTAGCTATCGGTGTGCGCCCCCATGGTATACCCGCCGCCGTCTGCCGGGTCATATACCATTTCGGTATGCCCGGAACGCCACAAAATATCGCCTTTTTTCCAAGGCTGGTTTGCGGTTCCTTTCTGGAATCCCGCACCGATCAGATACCCGTCCATGCTCCGAGTGGTAAACCACGGGTTACTTGCCAAAAAGCCGCCGACGGTACAACAATAACTCATAAGCGACGAACAATCATAGTACGTAATACCTCCGACCGTTTGCCCCTCGCGATAAGTTTGTGAGTAACCAACGTTCGGTGCATTACAAATTTCGATACAAGTGTTGTACGCAAGTGTCAGATCAGCCACGGGTCAGTCCCTCTTTTGCAACGTAACCAGTATAGACGATTCCATTGACAACCGCTTTTACAAGATACCACTCATTTGTATAATACCCGTAGTTTCTAACACCGGTTCCGGTAGGCAACGTCAAAATGACCGTTTTGTCCATCCCCGCACCAACGCGCAGATTGTAACGATCGTTGGTATGATAGGCTCCGGCAATTTTCCGGTCAAAACTACGTGCGGACTCGGTCTTGATGCATTTCTCAATAGGTTTCTGCGGTTTTTCGTTTTTTACAACATACCGATAATGCACGGTATTTCCATACGGCAGATCATAATAAGACCGCACGCAGATTTCTTTTCCGGTCTGATCTCCCGTCTGACCATCAATCCCGCCGTTTTCCGACTGGCTGGCGTGGACGATGCGGTTCGCGTCAACCGACATCGTTACATGATGACCAGCCGCAAGGTGGATATCACCGCGTTTCCACGGTTTACCGCATTTCACAAAACCAGCGTTTTCCAACTGTTCACCTAGATTTCTAGTTGTACTGTAAATGCTGACCGGAAAACCAGCTTTTGCAAGTGCCGTTCCGACAAATGATGAACAATCATAATCGGGACCGTTCCGATTTACCTGAGAGTAACCGTGTCGATTATCGGCGGCGATTTGTTCCGCCCATGCAACTGCGTTTTCGATTTTATTCATTCTTTTCACCTCCTAAGTGCTGGCAAAGTGAATTAATTGCAGTCGTGTTCGCTTCTACGCTTTTCCGCAGTTCTTCTATCTCTTCCTTGTGTGCGTCTTTTTCTTTCACCAGATACCAAAAAAGTGCGCCGCAACAAACAATTGGAAAACCGAGACTTCCAACTAACTGCGTTACCATAGTTACATCCATGTTTCCACCTCCTTATCCTGCCATTTTAACCAGTCCTCAATTTCACTTAATTTATCACACATAATAAAATTATGAATGAATCGGACTGGCGATTTACTGTTATAAGAGTTGCCATCCATGAAAAAATAATCCCATAAGTAACGGATATGAGATTCATAATTTTCATGAGGGACAATGATCAACGTGTCTTTTTCGTCCCCTTTATAGCGTACCGTATAAGCAAGATAAGCATTTTCTTTTTTCATCATTCCGACAATCATATTAAAAACGATACTTGCCATCTTTGCTCCTTTCTTCCTGTCCATTAAAACAAGGAAACCTTTTGACCTGCCAAGGACAGGGCGGTTTACTCAACCGTGGCAACCCCTCTGAAAAGGTTTCCCCGTATTTTCATGATACCTCTTTTCTGTCCGTCTGTCAAGTACATTTTCCGTCCCACGCGGACTATTTATAAAGATCAATCCCCAGCAACTCAAGTGCCATATCTTTGCTGTCTAGATCGTCAAATCGCAAGTATGCTTTTTGGTACGCTTCTAATAGCCTTACAAATAAATAATCGTAGTGATCTAGCATAACTGTATGCTGTGTGTGATCCCCGTCACGAAAAACAGCAATGTAAGTACAAGACGGGTTGCTTTTATGTGTAATATAAATATAACCGTCTTCGTAATAATCATAAACGCCATAACTTTTTCCGTTGTGCTGAATGGTAAACAGATACCTCGACCGTCCGGTCGGTTTCTGCACAAATACAGCATCATCAATTAGCATCTGATCTCCTACGCTCATTGTTTGCAGATAGTGTCCGCCGCGGAATGCTTTCAGAGCCGGGTTATTCAACATTGCCTTACTTGCGCTGTCATTATGTGTAAATTCGCAGACAAACCCACTTCCATGCATCATTTTGGTGTCTTTCTGGTATCGTCTGTGGATGCCGAAAAAAACAAAATAAGGATTGAGTAACGATATATTATTTGATGCCATCACAAGCTTAAACCATCGGGACTGACTTCCGTTTCCACGGCTGATCGTTATTAATAATGATTGCATGATTTCACTCTCATGCGGAAAGTATTTACCTTGCTCCGTGCAAAATTCGTCAAAAAATAAAAAATAAACGTCCCTAAAATATGGAGATAATTTTTTCACGCTGTCCATTTTACTTGCAAAACTAAACGCGCATCCGAACGGCTCACCGTCTAGAAAATATCGCACCACATTTCCATTTTTATCTAGATTTTTATAGGTAATCACACTACCTAATTTTGGATATTGTTGTAACATATCGGCATACATCGCCGCCGCTCCCGTCATTTCCCCTTTTGTCCGAAAAATCCATCCGGTCTGCAAACCATATTCTTTGCACAAGATACAACTCGCCGCGGCAAACGCACTGGTCTTTCCGGCACTACGGTTAGAACACGTAATTGCCACGCCTGCGAACTCCCCGTCCACGTCCGGCTCCGTAAACAACCGTATCGGGTTGTAATACTGAATCGGCTTTCCATCATCCGATACCGATTCAAATTTCACACCATAATCTGCAAAAAGTTTTTCCCATTTGATATCATTCCAAAAAATCATTGTTTCACGTGAAACATTTTGTTTCACTTCCTCCTTTCTAGCATTTCCACAACCCGCGCACCGCGTTACCGCGGTTGTCGGAACCTCTAACTTCCCGCCAGTTCCCCGCCAGTCTCTCAGCAGTCAATCTCACGTTTATCGCACGATGATCGCACGTTTTGCTTGCAGATGGACGGCGGTGAAAGGCAGAGCGTCGCTAAGTATAAAAAAAGCTACGCTGGAAAAACGTAGCTTTTTTACACGTATGGAATGAAGTTTTATAACACAAGATATAGTAACAATCAACTACAGGTAAACTAAATCTTCAAGTTACCGTCCGCCAGTCGGGGCGCGTACCCAGTTCATGGTTACTTATTCCATAAATGGGTTAAACTTTTCGGTATCACCGAACTTATGAACGTTTACCGCGGAAAGGTATGCGGTGAATCCCTTGTCGCGACGGAACTTGCTTTCTCCGATAGAGATGAACAGGTCAACTACTGCGCCTTTTCCGAGTTCGTCAACGCTCGAAACGGTGTCGCTCTCTACGCTGTCCTCGTAAAAATCTACTTTATAGTTGGTCTGCGCTTTTACGTAAAGTCCATCTTTGTCGGTTTCTTTTGCAGGAATCCATTTTGCTTCTGCGGCGGCATCTTCGCCAAACTCTTCGATGATTTTTTCAAAAATGGCTTTCTGCTGATCGGCAGAGATAGACGCGGAAAGAACACTTTTTCCGTCTTCCTCTTTTGCGTATGTAACAGTTACGTTGTTCAGTCTCATTTTCGCTTTGCTCATGATTTCGTTCTCCTTTTGATTAATTTATTTGTTATGCAAAACCGCGGCGCGTTGCTTTGATCGTTGTCTTATCTGGCTAATTCCAGACCGCGGGTTGTGCGCTTAGTCCAGTCTTTTTGCTTCTGCAAAAAACTGTTCGTCCGGCATTTCGTAGCGGGCGGATACGGTATCGGTTAATACACAGATGAAATCCTCCGGAAAACCAGCGGCGGCAACAGCGGCGGTTTTTGCTTTCTGCGTTTTCAGTTCTTCTGTATTCTCAAAAGAGCCGATCACCTGTTTTGTGTTTCTGTCAATGACAGAATAGATAAATTTTTCGATTTTTGTTCTAACCATTTTTTCTCCTTTCGTTATGTGGCTATTTGTTCTTACAAGTATTATAATAGCACTTCCTACCAAAAAAGTCAATAGTTAAAATAAGAAAATAAAGAAAATATCCAAAAATAAAAGCAGGATGGAAAGGTCGAGTTCTTCCTCATGTAACGCCCAGATCGTTGATAATACTAAAAACATAAAAAACACAAAATATCTCATATCGTCTCCTATTCCGGTAACACTCCGTCTTGAGAGTTTACCAATACTTCATAGTATTCATTCGATACACCTAAGGTATAAGTGGTATCAATGATTCCTATATTACTTGCAGTTAATATTTCTTCCCCGTTGACTTTGATGTAATGGGGTTTCGAGTTGTTAAAGCAACTGATTGTCCGTCCGACATTTTCCATCCGGCGGCAGAGACGGAAATTATTACAGCACTTTAAGTTTTCCGCGCCAAGTTTCTTATTCATGCCGGCAACCGTAGACGTAAAGCGCACAGGGTCTGCACCTGTTTTTGCCGCTTTTTCATCCCATTCAACGCCGCAATATTTTTTCGCACCAAGGGTTTTAAATTGAACATACAGATCATCCATATCCCATACGCCGAGAATGTAGCGTTTTTCGCCTACATCGCAAAACGCGGGAATATCGTTTTCAATCGCACGTTTGGTAAGTATTTTGTTTTTTGCTTCAAATTCCGGAATGTGTAATTCCGGATGCAGAAATTTGATACTGTCCGTATCGCAATAAACAACGTCCATTCCAACAACGTCCAGCATATCTTGTAACTGTTTTCTTGCGTGGGCGGTAACGTAGATACCCCATTGATAGTGCAGAAAGCTATTCTTGCTTTCATAATACGTGTTCAGTGCTTTTTCCGCATCTGCTTTTTCCCTTGACCATTCTCCCGTGGTTTGGTTCATCTCCCATTCGTCCTGTAATAGATCGGTGACGCACATACCAAACGTACTATTCAATTTATTCTTAGATTTCATATACTCATATATTTTGTTGGGGTTTCCTTTTAACTTGCTTTTTGCGATAAAAAACGCCATCATAGTATTACGCATACTATTAGGTAATTTTCCGCGCGCGGATACGTAACACTCCGACACGGTAAAAAAGTCGTAAGCATACTGGTTTCTTATGATTTCCAAGTCAATTTCCGTCATTGCAATCTCGCAACAATCAATAGATAATACGCGACCATTATCAATCACACAATCTTTTCCGTGCTTCTGGCACTTCGACAACGGGATGTATGGGACGGGTACGCCGTCTCTGATACGCAAGTTGTCAAATTGTGCCCGCATAATAACACACCGAGTATCACACAAGTTGTCAAATTGTTCTTGAGACGTGATATCAACCGCCCGAAATGCACTCATGGGATAGTAACCCATTGCAATCTGCGCCGGATAACTGCTCGAAATATCCATGCTACCCATAACGATAGCATTCTCCCCCTTTCTCGCGGTGATCGTGTGACCCGCGTGGATGCGGTTGGCGTGGGTGTTGCCGCCGCGGAACGCGTCTTTGCAGAGTTGGTACTGCGGTAACGTAAGCACAAGATCAGTAAAGGTATCGGGATAATAGTTTTTATCCGCTTGCATGGCACAGCGGAACTCGCGCCGGACGTAGCCAGTGGAGGTAAGGGGGATTTCTGCGATGTTGTCCTCTTTACGCGCGGCGCGGATACACTCGCAGAGACCGCGAACGTCATTATAGCAATATCCCTGTTCAACGTCCGTAAGAGGTGTTATTGGTGTACGTAGTTTTTTGTAATCATACGTATCAACCAGTTTATAATGGGTTACACCCTCACTGTTTTCACAGAATTTCGCAAGACTCATGTTGCTTAGAAAATACGAACAGCGGAACTCAATCCCATAACGATAGGAAAAACATTTCATTACTTTGTGAGCGTCACGCGCAAAAATTTCCGAAAACTCAATGAAATCTTTCATAAACTGGAATTCATAGGAAAGATTATGTACGTAAACAACTGCACGTTTTTTATCCGATGTTTGCAAGTATAAATGCAGTTTTTCACAAAAAGAAAGAAACTCATTCCATGTGCGTCCGAAACATACGGTATCTTTCATGCAAAACTGCCACTGATACATGAATGCCGTCCCTTTTACTACTTTTTCCCCGGTTTTGTTATAGCGCGCGTAATCCAGCTTTTCCAAAGTAGTTGTCTCGATGTCAAACGCCATTTCCACATCGTAGTAAACGGTCGGATTTTTCTTTCTGCCGCGCTTGCGGCATTCGCGCAACGTCTGGAAAGATGAAAACGGGAAATCATCAATACTGTAAATTGTTTCACTTGAAACATTCTCTTTTCCGTCTAGAATAACAGGAACTTCTAAGTTATACATTTTTCACCTACTTCAATTTTAGACTATTTTCTGCAAAAAGTTCTTCTTCTGTGATGTAGCCGTCCAGATACTCTTTATACTCTTCCATAATATCTTCGTAATCATAAGTATTATCACTCATTTTCAGAAGAAAATCATCAATGATCTGATTTGAGTCTAACTCTCTTCTCAGACTCTTCTTATATAAGTTGGATGTCAAAAAACGATATAAGTCCTTGTAATTGCTTTCGTCAACGTTCCCAACAATTTTCCCAGCCTTGTCAAAACGCCGTTGCAATTCAGCTGTTCTGTACCCCTCCAACGTTGTTTCCGGTGCGTTCAAAAACGCAACCATCATATCCCACTCCTGCCGGAGAGATGCATCCGATCGTTTTACGCCTTTCAAAAAGCGATCTTTTGACCTCCCTTGTGACGCAAAAAATTCTTTTACGCGTCCGTACGCCCATTGGTCGCGAGCGTGAATTTTTTCCAGTTTGGCAAGGCGGCTGTTTGCCGCCTGCGCAACGCGTGGAAGTTCGCGTTTGATCTGGTCGAGGGAGAGATCAAGTTCCTGGTAGATACTATAATCCTTTGATTGTGCCATTTATTCGCACCCCCTAATAAAAAGTTTTAATTTACCGGACTCAATTTCGAAACCTAAAACTTCCTCAGACATGAAGTTTTCTTTTCTTTCACTGTAGACTTTTGCGTAATCCATGGCAAATTCCCTTACTAATACGTAATATTCTTCATTAAAAATGGTAACACTAGCATAAATTTCGACTTCTAAGCACTTCATACCGCGATACATTTTTACAAAATCTTTTACTCTCATGATGAGACCTCCTTAATATAAACAGTGCTCTCCATTTTCTATCGTATACAATGGACACAACGTACAATTATCGTTAGCAGAACAGATAACTGAATGTTTGATTTCAATATAATAAGTTAAATAAGCATAACGAGTGCTTGCGGAATTGTTGGATTTTACAGTAAACCCTACACCAAAACGTCCTTTATATGGTTTCGGATTATAGGTTGCATTTTTACGAATGTAACCGTTGGTCATAGACGAGTGAGAATAGGCATACACTTTAAACTCCATTCCTACTTTTCTTGTTACATAGAAAGGCAGGTCAGCAACGCTATTTTGCATTTTAACAAGTTCTTCATAAGTCATTTTTTGATTAATTCTCATGTTATCCTCTTTTCTCCCCGTATTGCCGATAGATCAGCAGATATATTACTTAAAACTATAAAGTGGTGATTCCTTATACACCTCTCTGTACAAGTCATCAAAAGCAACCCATCTTGTTAATGCTTTCTGTGCTTGCATACTCGATTGCCCAAAATAATTTTCCATTACTTTGAGCATTTCCCACGAATCATTACATCTTTCATTTAATATGGTTTTAATTTCTTCTACGGTCATTTAGTCCTCTTTCTCCCCGTAGTGCCGATAGGTCAGCGTGTTATTTATTATATAAGGTCAAAAGTTTCCTTATCAAATCTAACATATCCATCCACATAAGCCAATTCATAATATTCTTTGCACTCGCGGCAAGAATACGTCTTAGTATACGGGCCTTTAAAAACTACATATTTTTCGCCACTACCATCATCTGAATCCAAACATAATACGTCCCCCGTTACACTGAATCCCGGATTCATCTTTTCAAAAAAATCTTTCTCATCCTTTGATAATTCGTTTTTTATAAGCATAATTTTAATCATTGTGAAATCCTCCATTTCTATTTTGTATTATTGGTTTTCCTTGTTTCTGATATTACAATACCACTTTTCTAGAAATATGTCAATACTTTTTCTAGAAAAATTTCTAGAAAATTTATATCACTAATCCTACACACATAAACCCTACACCCATTGTCCGCCACCCGGAGGGCAACCGCCTCCGGCGGCCACTGGCCGACAACCGCCCGATCACTCACGATTACTAACGTTACACATATAAATAACAGGCAGTCCGCGGAGCGGACGACACCGGGCGATCACAATCGTTACACATATAATCAACCACATGGCAGCCGCGGGCAACCGCGGAGCGGTGACCCCGCAAGGGCAGGCGCGGACGGGAGCGAAGCGAATGGACGCGCCGTGTCCGTCACTCGCGGACACTTTACCCGACTAAAGTAAGTCCCCGTTTCGGAAGTGTCCGCGACCCGCGGACAAACTGGCGGGTTTGCCCACTTTTCGGGTAAAATGAGTTAATAAAACGGAATAATTGTGTGTGAATCGGGAGGAAAACGTGAATAATTGTAGAATTGTATAGACAATTAGACGGGACTAACACTTTAGTCGGGTAAAGCGTATTTGTCAAGTTGGAAAAATGCATAAAAATTTCGGGCATATGTGTTATAATAAGTATTAAAAAGTGAACAAATGCAATAAAATAGTTTGCAAAAGCGGTGCCTTTCCCTGGCGGACACCGCTTTTATTGTGCAAAGTGCTGTCCGCCGTACGCGGACAAAATTGGGAAAATGTCCGCGTGGGACGGACTGTATATATATTT